CTTCTTACAAATCCAGAACGAACAATATCACCAATATCAAACTCTACACAATTAAACTCTTCCATCTCTTCTAGTATTCTTAGGAAGTCGTGTAGACCATTCTTTTCACTTGTTCTTGATAAATCTGATTGTCCAAAATCACCACAGAATACAATCTTTGAGTCTTGTCCTACTCTTGTGATAATAGTGTCCAGTTCGTGAAAGTTTAAATTCTGACATTCATCTACAATAATAATACTATTGTCAAATGTTAGTCCTCTTAAAAAAGATGTAGATAGGAAATACAAACTACCTTGTTGTTTCAACTTTTCATATAGCATACTAAATGCTTGTTCATTAGGTTGTTGGAACATGAACTGAACCATGTTTGCATAAGCAACTTGATATAGTGCAGCCTTATCTTCTTCATCGCCTGGCAAGAACCCTATCTCTCTTGTGGGTATAAGGGAACGCACCAATACAACTTTGTCATATTTTGTTTGTAAGTTCATTACATCTTGTAATGCAAGATATAAAGATACAAAAGTTTTACCAGTTCCAGCACAACCAAATAGAAACTGATTCTTTTTTTGTTTCCATGTGTCGAATACTATTTTTTGATTGTCTGTAATAGGTTTAACAGATATTAGATTAGAAGAGCCTATCTCTAACTTTTGTTTTTTAGCCATTATAATTCCTTAATAAATTGATAGTTATATTATTCCATGTTTCTTTACAAGTTCATTTGATTTTTTCTGTCTGATAGTTTTACCATCACCAAATCTATCTGATAGGGCGCTGTTGGGATGACTCTGTGCAATCCTACTGAATACCTCTTTCATACCACCGTCCATACCTTTACCAGATGGATTACCAGATGCAACATGGTCACCAACAATAGCTGGTGATGTCAATTCTTGTTTGATGTTTGGATTGTCTTTTAACATTGTTTGAAGATTGTCCCATGAACAGAATTCCTCATAGGTTTCTTTAGTTTTCGTGTTGGTCAATACATAAGTTGGCATAATATTCTCACTAGTTTTTGTAAAATGATGCTATAGTAGATGGTGATTCTCCATCATACTTCTTTTCGTCTTTATCTATGTTTTTTCTTAAATCTGCTGACACATTTATATAGTGTCTAAGTTTTTCTTCTGAAGTTTCTGGTGTTATCAATTTTCGCATTTCATGTGTTGTTGTTAAATATACTTTTAAATGTCTTACCTCATCATTTAAAGTTTTAATTCTTTTCATAGCTCCATAATATGCTTCGGTCAATTCTTTCATATCTCTTTTAAGAGCATCAATATCTGAATTACGATAATTAGGTTTGCCCGAATCATCTTGCATCATTCTTTTTAGAAATGCATCATGTGATTCATATTTTTTAGGTGTGTCTGGCATGTTATCTCCTAATCAACTGATTCTCTAAAGGATACCAATCTGGTATAGACCTATTTTTCCAACTTACAAAATCTTTCTTTTCTTTTATATAGTAGTTCCTATATGCAGAGATTGGGTCATTCTTAATCTTACAGTAATCTGGCATTGCTTGTGTCAGTTCGGTATTTTTACTGGTACGAAGGTTTTTTGGTGGTGTTTTAAGTATCATTGATGCCCTACTAGAACCATGTATTTTACCATATCGGTAAGTATATTCTGCAAGGGTAGCCATGTAGATAAAATAGAGTTCCATATAGTTTTCTCTGGACTCACGCACCCATATGTTTGATGGATGATTGACATGACTTGCCTTCATTAACATATCCTCACGTTCATCTGACAAACGCCATCTCTTGATGTTATGATTATTCTTAGTCTTACCTAGATACATTTCACCATCTAATACTCTATGTGCAGTAGACAACAACTGACAGTACTCTGTAGCCATCTTTACAATGTGTTTATCACAATGATACTCTGCATTTTTGATAGGGTCTTTATGTAAGTAGAATATGTTCACTTTTTATCCCATGTATAAAATATGTGGTCACCAATTTCTGTAGTCCTATGTTTCGTCTTTGCCCAACTGGGTTTTACATAGTCTGCATGATAAAATAAAGCACCATCTGTTATATCTACTAGTATATAACTATTTGAGAGTATTGTCAAGGAAAAATTCAACATTTCTTGATATTGTTTTATATTTTTTGGGTCATCACTTTTGCCATCACAAAACCAACTGAATTGGCATCTATGTTTAATAGGGTACATTGTACCATCTTTCTTCCAACTCTCACGCACAGGCCCTTGTTCTACGACCTCACAGACGGTATTAGGAAACCTAGTATCGTTCATACGATTTAATACTACATTACTTACTGCAAGTCTACCAGCAGTTCCTTGATTACGAGCTTCATAATACATGTTCTTTGCAAGGCATGTTGCCTCTTGTAATAAGAATGGTTCTGCATCATCCCTATCTATCGTTGGTAGTAATAGGAGTCCTGCTACTAGTATTTCATTTATCATTTTTTACCTCTTCAATAATTATTTTGTTCTATCCATGATGTTGTTATATATTTTTCACCACTTAGTGGTGGATTACCCCTATGTGCATGTGTGTATGTTGCAGGCCAAATAAGTAACTGTCCTCTCTTTGGAATTATTCTTCTGTTTTGATATAAAAATTCTGTTTCTCCACCTTCAAAATCATCATTCAAATACATCATGCAAGCTGCAACTCTATGACTATACTTTGCTTGTTCACAATGCCACCTATGATATCCTTGTCCTGGCTTAGTTTTTTGCACAGCAACATTAATAGCTTGAAGTTGAAAATCATGTAATACTTTATATGTTTCAGCATACATAGCATAACAAGTTTGAACAATATCAACATAGTCTTTTAAAAATCCACCCATCATCTCTGTACGAAATGTTATCTTAGTTTCTTCTTCTAATAAACTTCCAATATTTGTTAAAGACATTTGTTTGTCCTCTACTGCATGATTATTTCTAGGTAAGACAACATTAGATGCTAGTTGTTCATTAAAGAAATCTAACAATGGTTGTGTATCATAATCAGTATCAAATACACCAATAAAATCTTCAAACGTATCTTGTTTTATATCATATTTCATTGCAATATCATATAGATTTTTTTGTTGATTTATATGTTCTTGTTCAGATGTTGTCATTTTTATACCTCTCTAATAATATTTCTTGTTTCTCATATGCTTCGTCTTCCATCTTTTGTAATACAGGCTGAAACTCATCACGAGCTTGTTGTTTCACATGAACCATCTCGTGCATAACACAAGTTTTAAAATCATCACCTTCTAATGATTTCTTTACCTCTACAAAGTGTTCACGATTATTTTCACCTTCCCAACAATATCCTTCAGCATTAAATTCTAAACTACCTTTTAAATGAATCCATATATCCAAAGTTCTCATTCGTGGCATCAGTTGTCTTATACACCAATGAGCAATATCAGCTGTCAACTGTCTTTGCTTTTTGTTACCACCAGTTACTTCAATTAGATTACCCTTCTCAACTGTAATCATTGGAAGATTCACTTAATTCTGTGTTATCTAAATCTAACAATTCTTCTTCAGTCATATTATCCTCCTATAAAATACTTGATTAATCCATTTGCCATAATTGCAATTCCTACTGCATTGATAATGATAAGTGACCTATCGTTCCACATCATAGCTACTGCTAACCAACCACTTAATCCTACCAAATGTACAAATAGGTTTAATGGATATATCTGATTAGAGGTGAGTAACATACCCACGAGTAATACCATACTTGAAGCCCACTTTATGTACCAATCTGTGGTATGTGTTGGTGTTACTTTCTGTAGCACATTCTCATTCATTTTCATTTTAATATATTCTTCATCTTGCATTTTTATACTCCTACACTACATAGTGTAATTCCACCTAGAATTATCACTACTATTAATATTGCTACTAGTTTATTCATTATACGCTTTTCCTTATTGTTAAGTTTTCAAGAGCATCCATAGTTCCTTGAAATTCAGGTATTTCAATTGGTTTTACAGAATTGGTTAATTCATCTAGTTTTTCTTGGTTTCTCTTGAGCCAACTTTTAATGGCAAGGTCAGAATCTAGTAAAATATCTATTTTAGTTGTTAGATTAGTTACCGTAGATTCCAATTGTTCTATTAACCATGCTTGTTCTGTCATTTTACTCATTATATCGTCATTATTATACATACTCATTTTGTATCCTTTTGTTATTGTTATTATTAATTATAGGTATAGAGGGCCAGTCCAGTTTATTGAGAAACCACCATCTAAAATATTTCCTCTCGGTTTGTTTCTAGCAGGTTTATCATAACCAGCAGGTTTCAACAAATCACCTTTTTTGAACAATTTATCATTGTCGGTATTCACAACAAATCCCCATGTTCCATAGTCAGCAGTTCTAAATCTTATGTATTTTGAACCTTTAGTAATTACCCAACCTTTTGTGAACCTATCATTCATTTTTTTCATTGTACTAGCAGTACCACCAGATGGTCTATCTGTATAATCTGCGTTTGCAGCTGCAACTAAATTGTTGACAGCAAGATTAATATCTTTAAATTTTTTCATTACTTTTTTCATTATTATATACTTTCTTTTTTTTGGTTTGCGAACTCATTACTATAGTTCAAACGTGCTTTTAATACTCTAATTTCAGATTGTGCTTCTTGCAACTGACTGAACACAGTAGTAAAATTTTCTGTCATTTTGTTTAACTTGATTATCGTATCTTGATATTCTTTTTCTAAAACTATTACACTCATTTTTGTTTCTTTCTCTTTGTTAATATACCACTATTATACCAAGTTTGACGGAAATGTCAAACATTATTTTTCGAAATCAGGTAAGTCATTGTTTTATAAGGATTCTTTTTTTGGATTTTCAACATTTTTTATTTCAGTATTTTCAAAAATTGACAGGCGATTCGTTTAAACAAAAAAAGAGGGGTCATAAAGACCCCCCTTTGATAATTCACACAACTATTCTAATGATGAGATGAGAGGTGTGTTGTGTGAACCAAACTGTTAACCCACAAATGCGTTTAGGGCAAGAATAATAGTGAACCAACATAAACCTAATGTTGCAGCTTCAAATAATATTTTCATAATGTAACCTTCTTTGTTTGTAATCAATATAGTTATTGTACTATAAAAAAAGGGGTTTGTCAACCCCTTTTCTAACTTTTATGAAAAATACTTTAGAAATTAAATGATAAGGCTGTTCCTAAGTATGCAGATTCTTGTTTCATATCTTTATCTGCGATAATTTCAATATAAGGACTAAAACTTATATTGTCGTCAAGATTAATCTTCACACCAATTTGGTTTCTGATATCATCAATCTTAGTATCTTCTTCTTGTCCTTGTCCAAATGTCCAACGAGGTTCTATTTGTCCCCAGACACTATATGTTTCAGACAATCCAATGTCAACTTTAACAATGGCACGATAACGCCAATAGTCATTAGTTGATTCATTTTCATAATTTCTAAACTCAATTCTATGTCCTACCCAAAATTGTGTATTAGATTTTGATGTAGTACCATCATCATTAATTGTATCTTCTGGAGTCCAATTAATTATTTGGTGGTCTAGTTTAGGACGATACTCTCTTGCACCATCTTCTTCAGCTATTCTTACAGCCGCAGTTATTCCATACCATTCTTTACCAAGATTGTATGAAGGTTCTATGTGTTGGTAATCAGAACGATATTGGTTTCTTAACTCTAAACCAAAATTACCATGTTGTATATTATAGTTATGCTCTGATTTTTTCCAATTAGTAGATGCAGCCTCAGCTGGTTTTTCTTTGCAAGCAGTAAATAAAAATAATGTTGCTAGAAGTGTTATGAATAATTTCATTTAGTTTTCTCCTTTATAGAATAAAATATTCTGTAGTATTTATTAGAAACAAATACTCTAGACAGAATATACATAAAATCTTTATAAGTTTTATTTACCCAAATCCCACTCTAATGGATTTTCAGGCATTGTTGTTGATGGAGTGTTACCTTGTTGCCAACGTGTATCATTTGGGTCTGAAGGCATATATAACTCTGGGTCTACACCCTCAATAATTCTCCACTCATTAGAATTTTCTTGAGTTCTTTTAGTTTGGTCACAACCAGCATAAACAATGTCTATGTCTTCTGGTTTATCTCTTTCAAAGTCTATTATTTCATCATAATACGGCCCTGCTTGAGTTTGAAAAGTCCATCTTAACATATTTTGACATTGTTCTTGGTCTGTTAATTTTATGTAAGGGGCACTTTCAAAACTCGTGCAGTTACCATGAAGACATATGAGCATTATTGCCACATGAAATATTTCCAATTTATTCTCCTACTGAACAGTACCACTTGCAGATCGACTTGCTCGTGGATATACTGGTACTTCTGGTGTTGTGTAATCTTCAGTCCAACCAAATGCTTCTAACACTACTGGTTCTGACAGACCTTTATATACTTGATGTAATCTTTTATCTTTAGCTGCAACAAGTAAGTCTGCTTCACTTTCGTGTAAACCTTCTAACATTTGTATGAACATTGTTTCTTTTTTAAATTGTACATTTTGGTTATCAGCACCTTTAATAAAATGCCATAGTTTTCTACACTCATATGCTAGAACTGTATGTTCTGTTCCTGCTGGTGCATCATTTTTTTTAAAAGGAACATTACCTTCTGGTATAGCCCATTTAATCTTTGGGTCAAAAGATGCTTTGATTACCATACGAAGAGCCTCTTGATTATGTTCTCTTAGTATATTTATCTTTTGTGTTTTTGTTTTTGCTTTGTGTACTTTGTCAAGTATCTCTGATAATAATAACGTGCCACTCATTTAAAAATCTCCTATCGATTCAGTTAGTTCTTTTAATCTGTTTTTTATAAAATAATTAAGTAATTTACTTCTATCTCCATGAGGAGCTGTATCTATCTCGGATAAAATTTGTTCTTCTAAGTCTTGTGGTATTTTATCTAGACTAATTAACTTCTCGTTCCTTTGATAGTTTCTCTTGGTTTCATCTGGCATACTGTCCATAGACTCCAACCAAGTCTCTATCTTTTTCTTTCCTAAAGGTCTTTGACGTATTCCTTCTGTAAATGTATCATCAACTGACAGCACATTTGGAACTCCATCACTCGTATCACCTTTTAGTATGTGTGTTCTTATATAGGTGTCTGGATTATGTCCAGTTATGTGTTTCTTTACAATAGGACTATATTGATGTACATTATTGTATTTGTGTAACTGTATGAAATCTTTATCACCAGATACAATCATAATTGGTTCTCTCTCTTTTTTACATAGTGTTCCAATAATATCATCAGCCTCTGCACCATATACCTCTAGGTATTTGTATGGTAGATTTTCTTTGAACTCTGCCTTAATCTTATTTAAAGCACCAAAGATATTATCCCAATCTTTTAAATCTTTCTCTCTACTTTTCCTACGACTGGCTTTATATTGTGGGAAGAAATCTCTCCTCCAATAGTGTCTTGAGTCATATGTAAGTACTACTTCTCCATACTTCTCTTTAAACATATTTCTATATAAACGAACAGAATTAAGAATCATATGTCTTACCATATCCTCATCAACTGTTTTTTGTTTAGTCATATTCAAATGCATCATCAGACTTGCTACTGAGATTTGATTCATATCAATTATTATCACTTTAAAGTACTCTTCCTTTGGTTGGTTTCCAGTATGCATTAAAACTCATACTTCGTCTTTCTCCATCACAATAGAATGGATACACACTATGTTTTAAATATGAAGGGAATAATAGTATCATTCCTACTTCTGGTTTACACATGAGAGTATCACTCCTCATGTCTTGAGCTTCTCCGTATGAAAATTCAAGTAATCCACTTGCTGGATAATGGTCTTGTGTTTCTTTTACAAAATGGTTTTCCATACCATCTGGTATCTTTAGATAGATAACTGCCGAGAAGTGACCACTATGTTTATGCCATGGGTTGTATTCATTCTTGTATTGACTTACAATCCAACTTTGGGAAATACTAATATTTTCTTCTTTTGGAATTGCACTATCAGATGCTTTATTCCATTCATAAGACCTACCCCAAGATTGCATTTTTTTTAAATATTCTG